GAGAAGAAATGCGGACGGTCATACCGCCGGTCACAGAGTTAAGTGACCAGCAGAAGGATGACCTTGCTGTAGGGGTTTGCTTGTGCAAGTATCCGCACCTGGCTGACAAGCTGGATTGCGCGGACTTGGACCTGGCAGCTGGTAACCCAACCAGCCCCTTATTCGCTCGCCGAATGGGGGTGACGCAGCACATACTGTTCTCCCAACGCGGCGTACAGTTGGGTGCTGAAGACCTCGGCGCTTACAGGACACTAACCATACGATGAAAAGTATGACAGATGTCTTTGGGCGGACGGGAGCAGCGTTGCAGTCGATAATAGATGAGTACACAGTACTTGCCCCGAGCGGGGCAGTTACGGATAGTCACCTTTTACCGGCCGAGGCTGTACTTCTCTGGTTGCAGCGGTACACTATCGCTTCGTTGGCTACCCCTTGGGTGGGTGACGATAGTGATTTTTGTATTGTGTGCGTCATGTCGGCGACAGTCGGCGAAGATGGGGAGTGCGGTCATTCTGCAGCGTTCTTGTTACCCGACGCTAAGGCCTATGTATTGCTGACACAGTTAGCTGTACATTACCATCAGCAAGTATGGCAGGCAGCTGAAGCTGGCCACCCCTCCAAGATTGTTATGATGCTGTTGTTCCTGACAGTACCTACACAGGTTGTGGCGGCGGCTAACCCGTTGTTGTTTATGTAGATATGATATGGGCCGGACAGTTGTCCGGCCCGTATTATTCTTTTTTTTTAGGCAGAGCAGGACCATGGTAGGGTACATAAAATTCAGTAATGAGCTCGAGGGGTGGGCGAGAGACGATGATGGGAGGGTGCTTGGAGACACCAGACATGTCTCGCAGCACATGGCACCGAAGAAGGGAATCGCTACTGTAATCATCCCACCGGCTACACCTGGCGGAGTACCACAATCGTTCGACCCGCACGATGTGGGCAATATGACGATCAACTACGACCCGGGTAGACCGGAGCAGCGATCTGTGACTGTGCAGAGTTTAAGGCACCAAGCTCTACAAAGCCTGACCACAGGTAACCCTATTGCATCCCGACCATTGAGTGTTCAAGAAGGTAACCCAGCAATGCCTCTAGGGTCTATAGGTCCCACATCAGCAGTAGGTCCGCCCATTCCAGATATGCAGCGGGTGGACTTGGAAGCGCTAGTTGCTGGCCGCAGATCTGCACAACAACCGCAACAACCAGTGATACAAGCACCGCCATCAACAGCAAAATCTGTGCTGTTCCAAGTCGCCGGGTTTGGCAAACTGACATCGCAGTACTCCGAAGTGTTGCGGCAAGGTAATATGCTTATTCTTGTGGTTGACCACGCAAGAAATGCTGGTGTATGTTATTTTCCAGACATGACTGGTCAGGAGGGCGGCCCTCAGCCGCGTATCTTTGTTAATGTTGTAGGCACAGCAGACGTCTGGGAAATAGCGACAACAGGTATACAATTCAAGCACGGTACGCTAGAGTACTGCGTCTTACTTATAGTGAGCGACCCAGAGGCGGGAGAGTAATAATGGAGAAGAGAGGCGTAGTCAGCGAGGCAACAACTTTGCCGACATCTGTTGAAATGCAGCAAAAGTTGGTAGCCATACCGCTAATGGAGACAGCGAAGCGGGAAGAAACGTTGGATGGTGATACTGTAAAGCGGCTCGCAACAGCAGCTCGTCAGACCCGCCAGGCTTAAAGTTCGTTATTAATAACCAAGGCGGATGGTGATGGTATGGCTGCTCCCGGCCTAGACTCAATGATCTCCAGCGGCATGTGGTCGGGTAAAGACCCGCACCAGTTTGCCGACCCCTTCATGAGTTTCTCTTCGATGGCTATGCCATCCACAATAGATGAGGCCAACCGCTGGACCGAGTTTATCATCAATGCCAGCGGTGTTTACCGCTCGGCGATCTCCAGGATTGTCGCTTACTTTATCACGGAAGTGGAGATTGTTGCGAAGTCTGATGGGGACGGTGCGCAGCGACTTGGTAAACAAGAAAAGCAGCAGTACATAGACTTTCTTGAAGACAAACTCGGTATCCGCGAGCTACTGCTTACGATCGGGCTGGATTACCTGACCTACGGTAATTCATTCACGTCTGTGCTGATGCCATTCAAGCGATACCTTGCCTGCCGAAAATGTGGCTTCGAGAGCCCGCTGAACAAGATCGCGAACAGTTCGTCATTCGGGTATAGCTTCAACGGATTCAAATTTAATGCCACCTGCAAGCAGTGCGGATACTCGGGTGACTGGCGGCATATTGACAGAAGGGCCGGGGTTACTGGCGATGTCGTTGTAAAGCGATGGTCCCCACACGAGATGGCGATTTGCTACGACCAGCTGACAGGTCAGAGTGCTTACATCTGGAAGATACCAGAAGACTACAGATCCCAGCTGCGTCGCGGAGAGCTGTTTCAGCTTGAGCGGGCAAATTGGGAAGTTGTGGACGCTGTAAAGAACAATCAGCACTTGTGGTTCGATAAGGATGTCGTGTACCACATGAAAGAGCAGCCGCTCGCCGGTATCCGTAGTCACGGATGGGGAATAAGTAGAGTTCTGGCTAACTTCAGGCAGGCTTGGTACGTCCAGCTGCTGCACGCCTACAATGAAGCTCTGGCGTTAGATTACATTATCCCGTTTCGAGTGATCACACCTGCCCCGCGTAAAGGCAGCGGTGGGGATGGGGGAGACCTTAACGACCCTGTAATAATGCTGAACATGGGCGACTTTAGCTCCCGTGTCCGGTCCATGATCAAGCGGCGCAGGGCTAACCCGACAGAGTGGAATGTCCTACCCTCGCCGATCGAGTATCACGCGCTGGGTGGGGATGCTACGCAACTGGCTCCGAAGGAGCTACTAGAGCTCGGTATGGATACGCTGCTGACAGCCATTGGTATCCCGGTAGAAATGTACAAAGGTTCGATGAGCATGCAGGCAGCACCCGCGGCGCTGCGGCTGTTCGAGGCATACTGGTCCAGCCTGGTAAACGCACTGAATAAGCAGCTCGCTCATATAGTGCAGCGAGTTGGTGAGATCTTTAACTGGCAGCCGGTTACTGCTCGCCTGACCAAGGTTACCCATGCGGATGACCTGAATCGACAGATGGCGAAACTTCAACTGATGATGGGCGGCCAGATGAGTCGCACAACGGGTATGGCCTCTGTGGGTGCAGACTTCGCAGAAGAAGAACGGCTGAAGCTGGAGGAAGAGCGAATAGTTGCAGAGGAGACGGAAAAGCAGCAGAAGGAGATGGATCAGGCTGCATCAATGGAGGCAACTGCGGTACAAGGCCAGCCAGCCGGTGGCGCCCCTCCGCCACCTATGCCGGGGATGCCAGGGCAGATGCCAATGATGCAGGGAATGCCGGGAGCAATGCCTGGCGGCGGAGCACCAGCTGCACCTGCCGCTGGCGGAGCCGCGCCGGCGGGTGCCGCCCCGGGAGGGGCATCTCAGCAATTCGCTGCCCAGCAGCTACCGACACCGAACCAGCCCACTACAGTAGAAGAGATGGTATCTCAGGCTACTACACTGGCTCAGCAGGCGATGACAATGCCTGAGAGTCAGAGGAAGAGTTATCTGATCCAGCTGAGGAAAGAGAACCCAGTCATGGCAGACTTGGTTAAATCGCAACTGGATGAGATGCGAAATCAGGCGAGGCTCCAAGGTGGCGATATGCTGATGCAGCAACAGCAGCAAGCACCAGCACCAGCAGCAATGTAGGGCATAGGTCCGCAAATAATGCAACCACCAATTTGTGTACTGACTAGAAATAGAGCAGGGTATCTCGACATCACGTTACGGTCGCTGAGTGCTACGCAGTTACCGGCAGACGTGAGGGTAATGGTGCATGATGATTGCAGCACAGATGCATCGGCGAAGGCTTACTACGGCAGAGGCCCACTTTTAGAGGTTAAGTATGACTGGCCCAAGATCAGCAAGTGGAGCGGTTACGGCTTCTCTGTGTTGCCAGCAGGTAACAGGAAGCTGACACCGTTGGCAGATAGGGTATCTGTTAGTGTAAGTAAGCAACCCATGGGTGTAGTGAAAGCCTCTTGTCATGTATTGCGAAGGTTGTTTGAGACAACCGAGGCGGAGGGGGTAATCCTGCTGCAGGATGACATTCTATTAAAGGTGGAGTGGTATACTCAACTTTTGCAAATAGTGAACAGCTGGGGTAACAGCAACCCTCTCGGTGGGTTGGCTGGTGTGAAGCTCGGTAAAAGTTTTCACAAGGGTCACACGCAGGGAGCTGTGTCGTCGGGTATTACCGCGCAGTGTCTGTATGTGAGCAGGCGGGTGTACGAGCAGGCGAATTTTTTGAAGCAGCCACCAAACGTAACGAAGCGATTTGACGACCTGTTGCGTAATTCGGCCGCAGCCGCAGGGCTGTGGGTAGGTGTGATAAACCCAGGAATCTGCCAGCACATTGGCGTGACGTCGCTGGTCCGACCAGGTAAACGGTGGAGCTTAAATCAGCGTGTTGTTAGGATAGGGTTGAATGTGTCTCCGCCATACGCCATGGCGGACAAGGTTAAGAGATTTGAAGCTGGAGTAGAGCTATGAGTCAAGACGACCAGTCTAGTTACCGCCAACGGTTGAGAGACCAGTTTGGGGATGTGTCGCAGAATCTGGTGAAAGCGTTTAATATCCGACCTCTGGAGGTAGCGATGCCGGAGCAGCTGCGGACCGAGCAGCAGGTGGAGGAGATAGCACAAGAGATTGTGCAGGGGATGCTGGAGTTAGAGGACACAGAGTACGAGTCAAGCATGCTGGCATTACGTGCCGACGATGTGCTGGTGTACACGGCGGTAGCTGCGGCTATCGCTAAAATTGGTCAAGAAGAGTAAACCACAGACAGCAGTTAATAGGGGATCAAATGGTCACAACAACAAAAGACGAAGTATCTACGAAGGTGCAGATAGAGCAGGGCGAGTCGACTGAGGCTGCCCTGCGAGAGGTTGGTGTCGCAGCAGCTGCTGCTGGCGTACTCGGGAAGTTGATGCGAGGAATTGCTGAGCTTGTGGATGACGCGGTTTCCACGGCCAGCATCTCACCAGCAATTTCAGGGATCGTGCTGACGAGGGACCACAACACCGACTATTTTATGGTGACAATCCAGTTCGATCGCGAGGTCGAACCTGTTGCAATCAGTGCGCTTACAGACAGGTTGTCTGCTAGCGTTAATACCGGCAGGGGCAACGACGGTGGTGAGAGCACCATGCTCGAGAGGCGGGCAAAAGCGGTGGACGTCCACGGCGAGACACCGTAGTAACGCCCATTTTGTTTTGCTGTTTTTTTTAACTGGTCAGTGGAGATTGCCAACCATGGTTGGTCGCAGTATATTTGGCAGATTATTCGGAACATCAAAGCCAGTGGCACCAGCACCGGATATTGCGGCAGTTCTGTTAAAGGTGGCTGAGCTGCAGCAACTGGTGCTGGTGCAAATGGACACGTTGCGAGAGCTGCGGCAGTTCACGTTCAGCGCGGCTGCGTCATTGATGACGCAGTCAGAAGGTTTGAGGAAGTCGCAAGAAAATTTGCGGAAATTAGTGTGGCGGCACCTTGTGGTACCGCCAGAAATATCAGAGATTGACGTTATTTCGGAGAGCGAGTTTATGTCCTACATCAATAAGCAGCTGACGCTGGCTGACCCACGTCTGACGGACTCGGATGTGGTTATCCAGCAGGTGACTATCAGTCAGGCTAACGCTGAGCCACTCGTTGTTAAGGTTCCAGCCCTGGCAGACCAGGTTGTGCAATTCTCCGTGTTGCAAGACACGGCGTACACAATAACCTTGAGCTACATCGACGACGCCGGGAACAGATCACACCCGAGCATTACGGAGTTTGTGGCGATCGACGATGTTGCGCCGCTGGGTCCGGATGGTGTAGGCACGGTCAAGTCATTCAGCGAGACAGCAAGTCCGCTGTTTGCCACTCTACCAGCGGCACCAGAGGCGGTTGAGCCTGCTGTGGTTGAGCCTACTGTGGTTGAGCCAGAGGTTGAGCCTGTTGTGGTTGAGCCTGTTGTGGTTGAGCCTGTTGTGGTTGAGCCTGTGTCGCCAAGCAGCCCAGACGGAGCGACAGGACCAACCGGCCCATATGGGGAGTAGTAGGTCTTTGTGCGAATTCGCGGGTCGCAGGTTTAGCTGATAAACCGTCTAGTCAGCGAAGATCTGTGGCCCTGCGCTCAGTAGAGGACCCTCGGTTTCCGGGGGTCCTCTCACTCATAACAATCACAACCCTGCTGGTTCACAGCAGGACATCAACAGGTTCGCAGATATGCCTAATTCAGCTTCAGTGTGTCGTGTTAGTCGTGTGAAACGGGAAATCGCAAAGGCGGCACGTCAGCAGGGTGTGCTGGAGATCCAGCAGGGTGGTAGCCACTACAAGGGATGTGGTATTGAGCCTGTGACGTACTCGTTGGCAAACAACTTGGGAGGTATCGAGTTCGAGGTTGTCAAGTACATCACGAGGCACGGAAAGAAAGGCGGCGTAGAGGGTGGTATCACAGATCTCAAGAAGGTGATTCACTACACGCAGATATTGTTGCAGGAGTTTTACGGTGTACGGTCTACGTTCAATGTCATTGAGGCACAGGTAGTAGGGAAAGCAAAGCAGAAGCATGAGAAGCATGACACAGATAAGCAGCGAGGCGACACAGCGAAACGACGAAGCGTCAGGAATAAGGTGTCGAGTACTGGCCGACAGTCGGCACCCAAACGGAAGCCGTCTAACAACACTTGAGATCCGGTATAATCGGTTCATCCACAGCGAGCTGTTGACTCACCGCAGAAACTCACGTAACTCCGCATCGTCCCGAGCCATCCCTGTGCGGCAGATGCTTCGTGACGTTTATAGGGATCCGGTTGTACCGGTTTATTGGGGGGCGGCTCAGCAAGGTATGCAGGCCTACTCCCAAGTTTCTGCACTGAGAATCTGGGTTTGCAGACGGCTGTGGCTCACTCTGCGACTTTTCGTGATCGCTGTTGCGTGGGCGATGCTGAAGCTCGGCCTACACAAACAGATCCCTAACAGGCTGCTGGAGCCGTGGATGTGGATCACTGTGGTCCTCTCAGGAACCACCAGCTCATTTGCGAACCTGTTCGCATTACGCTGCCACGAGAAAGCAGAGCCGCATATCCAGATACTGGCTGGTCTTATTCGCGAATGTATGTCTGCTAATCAGGCAGCGGGGAGGGTCTCGCAACTCCATATTGGTGACTGGCATCTACCGTTCATAGACAAGGTCGAGGACTGGGACATAGACTATATCGACTTACCGAAGGTGTCCGCTGCGCGGTGCGCTCGTGTGTCGTATTTGACACATAACGGTAGCAGGGCGCCAGCGAAAGATCTGGATCTGTATGACAGACTTGTTGCCGATACACCTAAGCACGCAAGTGCGCTCGAGCATGCCGCCAAGTGCATCAATGTAGATTGTACGACGCTAGAAGGCTACAAAGCAGCAGCGGCAGCGTCAGGTAATTTCGAGCATGGTTGGCAGCAGTTAAGGAAGCTGATCTCTAATGAGGCGACTGACCGGCCTGTGACCGACGAGCTATGGGCGTAGGTATCAGCTGATAGCTAAAGAAAAGAATTTGTAGCCCACACTCATACGAGTGTGGGCTATTTGTGTTCTAGGGTTGTGCTCTTTTACACGTAGAGAGGGGTGTGATGTGCAGATAACGAGCAGCGTCAAGCCTGTAATGTACGCCACGCAAGTCAAGAGTAACCCTTTTCCTAAAAGGCTGGGTAGCGACGGCGAGGGTGACCCTGTAGTGTGCGGCAACCGGTACAATCGAATCACGGGGCAGATCGAGTCGTTGGTGTGTGATATCCTGTCGTTTAGTAAATACAGCAGGGCATGTTTATCGAATCGCAGCGTAAACAGTAGACGCCCTAAGGTAGACACTCTAGATATTGTAATAGACGCTAAATTAGCGGCCCACATCTACCAGCCTGACAGTTATCAGATTACTAGACGCCTCGAGTTGTTAAGTAAACTCCTTATGACTGAAGACAGATACTGCCGAATGGTCGCGGCGCAGCGGCAGGAGTATAGAGATACCAGAAAAACACCTGCGTCGTTTCACCAGCTGCTTGCATGGCTGGATATGATGTTTGTAGCTGTAGTACCTGTGCGGTTGCGTAACGGTGTATTCCACAAGGTAGACTGGCGAGGGATAAGCAACCAAGGCAAATTGGTAGAGCGAGATGTCTCTGCAATTTTCTTGGTGTCATTTGATACCGCTGAGGACTGTCTAGGTCGGCAGTACTACCGAGACCGGGGATCTCTGGAGGGTAAAAACCTGACGCATGTGTATAATTGGGCGGGTAAGGTGGTGACGGAAGAGATCCGAATGTTCAATAGCTGGCTCAGTAACGAGGTGTACAAAATCGCTTTACTGCCCGACGGTACGTCGGGGGGGACAAGCACGTTATGGGGGTCCGGCCACCTATATGGTGCAGACCACCGAACGAATGGCGCACTGCAGATACTCGCAGCCACTGCGGCAGATTATAGGTTCAAATTCATTACACGTAGAGAGGGGGTGTGATGTGCAGATAACAAGCAGTATCAAGCCTGTAGTGTACGCCACGCAAGTCAAGATTAACCCTTTACGCAAAGGGTGGTCTGCCGACTGCAAAGGCGAGCCCGCAACTGGCGGAAGGTACAGTCGAATCACGGGGGAGATCGAGTCGTTGGTGTGTGGTGTTATGATGTTTAGTAAATACAAAGGGGAACTTGTACGTAGTTACACAGTACACCCTGGACTCAGTAAGTCAAAAAATTTAGACAGTGTAATAAGCACCGAATTAGAGATCCACAACTACCTACTTCCTGAAGATGTTGGACGCATTAGATCTGAGTTGTTACGTAACCTTCTCGTGTTTGAAGACAGGTACTACCGAAGGGTTGCGGCACAGAGGCAGGAGTATAGCGATACCAGAAAAACACCTGCGTCGTTTCAGCAACTGCTTGTATGGTTGCATATGATGTCTATAGCTGTAGTACCTGTGCGGTTTCGTGACGGTGTATTCCACAGGGTGGACTGGAAGGGGATAAGCAATAGTCGCAAATTGTTAGAGCGAGATGTCTCTGCAATTTTCGTGGTACCATTTGCAGCCGCTGCGAGCTGTATAAGTCGGCAGTACTACCAAGACCGCGACTCGTTGGAGGGTAAAACACTGCAGCGGGTGTTTAGGTGGGCAGATGAGGCGGTGACGGAAGAGATCCGAATGTACAATAGCTGGTTCAGTAACGAGGTGTACAAAATCGCTTTACTGCCTGGCGGTACTCCGGTGGCACCGGTACG